CCAACTGCTTTACCAATTTTACCTGCTGTTAATGTAGCTTTTCCCAAATTACCAGCTGCTCCAATTTCAGCACCAGGCAGAAGAATATTTGTTGCGGCCTCTAAGATGCTATCGAATGTTTCTTCAGCACCCGTGCGTGGTTTTGTGTATTCTTGAGTATAAGGCTCATGAGCTTCACGAATTTGTTGCGCCGTTGTCCCAGGTAAATATTTTGTGGGATTCATAGCAATATCGGCAGGATTTTGAGATAAAGCTTGAACGCCTTTTGCAATATCACCTGCATAACCTAATGCAGTTTCTCCGACACGTGCTACAGTGCGAGCAGCTCCTCGTAATATTCCGTAATCAGATCCTGGTGGAGTTTCTTTAGGTAAATCTACTTTTGGTTCCCCAAGGCTAACGACTTTAAATGGCATTATAATGCCCTCCATTGATTGCCGACGCGTTGGATTCTTTGACCATTTTCAGTTTCAAGTATAGTGCCTTCTGGAGCATCTTGAGGTAATTCATCCAAGGTCGAACCAATTTCTAGTTTCTTATTCTCTTTATGTTTTGCTTTCTTCTCGTTACGCAAAGCCTCATCAACTTTTGTACGCAAATCACGCGGTTGAAGATTGCCATTCGCTTCAATTAATTGAGTAGTCAATTCTTTTTCACGTATTGCTGGTTGGGCTGTTTCTAATATTTTATCAAGTAAGAAATTCTGCGTAGAAACCTCTTGAGCTATATTTGGTTTCGATGCTTGTGCAAATTTTATTTTGGCATTACTGCCTTGTCCATATTTCAATGCCTCTAAACCAGCCAGTTTGTTTGATAAAGTAATATATTCTTGAGTAGCAGCATTAGTTAATTGTGTCGGTGCATAGGCGCCCCAAATACCTGATTGCACTTGACCCTTGGCTAATAATTGTTTCATTTCATTAGCAATATCAATTATTTGCTGTGCGTTGTCGGCATTTTTATCAACTGCCTTAATATAAGGTGCATTAGCTTTATCAACAGCATTTTGTTGTTTCAATTCTTTATCGCCAAGTGTTGATTTCACAGCTTGTTGGGTCGCAATGTAATCAGCAATTGATTTTTGTTGTGGTTGTTGCGTAGGTTGTTGTATTTGTTGAGCAACTTGTTGTTGTTGTATCTGTTGCGGTTGAGGTGGTTGCTGTGACGAAAGGCCAATCGGTGATGGCTGCATTACTTGTTGTGGTGCTTGTGGGCTTTGTGAAACAGGTGCCGTTGCCCCTCCCAATAAACCTGACAATGGGCTCTCCTGTTGTTGTTGCATGCGCTGAGCACGTTGCTGATTTATTCCTTGAAAAATAGTTGGTCTAAATTCATCGGGTGCCTCAGCTACAATATTAGATTCTTCGTCAGAATATCCGATAGTCTTTAATGATTTACGAATCTCATCTTTTTTGAGTAAATCCAATTTTGTTTGAAGCTTATGTTGTGCTAAGCCTTGCAAGCCTTGCGATAAGGAATTACTAAATCCTGATGCAAACTCGCCAACACCCGCTGTATTGCCACCAGATCTATAGGGATCATTGATTACGGTGATTGCCATGTTCTATTCCTTATTTACCAAAACCGCCAAAACCAGCTGCTGCACCTGCTGGTCCACCAATAGCATAACCAATACCAGCGCCTGCTAATTTACCACCAATTTCACCTGAAGCGCCCAATAATGCACGACCCCATCCAGGTTGTCCGGCAAAATAAGCACGTTCATAAGGTGAACCCGCAGCTATTCCCGCATAATTACCACCCGCTTGCAAATTCGCACCTTGTTGTCCTAATAAATTGGCAATATTTTGTTGTTGAATGTTAAATGGGAATTGCTGATTATAGGCACCAAATTGATATTGATTCCCGGCATTCGCTTGTCCATAGGCTAATCGGTTGCCCTCATTCAATCGTGCTGTATCAAGACCTGCACCTACGTTAAATTGACCCACGCCAAGTCTATTTTGTTCATTTTGTTGTGCTGTTTGATATCCATAAAGAGATCTTAAAGCTGCGAGTTCTCTTTGTAAATCGGCACCTGCACCGCCAAGTTGTTGTGCAAAAGCGCTGGAGCCTTGCGAGCCGGCACCAAGTGCAGTAAATCGTTCAGCAATTGAAGGAATTGTTTGTTGTTGAAAGCGTGCTTGCGCTTGCTGTGCCAAGGGTTCAACATCGAAATCAAGAGGTCTATAAGTAACTGGCAAAGTCTTATATGATTGAAATGGTAAATTTTCTGGTTGTTCTAATGGCGCAGGTGTTGGAATTTGAGATGGTTGTTGAATACCTCCACCCTTCAACTGAGTTTGTGCAAACTTAAGAAAATCAGAAAAGGCTTTCTGTTGGCCTTTATTAAATTTTTGGTAAGTCTTCATCTTACCTTTGGTGGATCTGAATGGCATATGCTCTTCCTTTTTCAAAAGGTTGTATAATTGCCTTCATATTAGATCACTTTCCAGATTTTGACCAAAGGAGTATGCATGGCAGGTTCATCGATACCAAGTCAATTAAATTTTGGTGCATTTGTACCCACAACAGATGTTTATGATGCCGAACTTATTTATGAGTTGCCGATTAATAGTAAAGAATTTAAAGAGTTTTTAGTTCGACTTAGACAATCAACAAATAATATTGCGCTTGTCTTGAACATTAAGGATTCAGGTTATTACGTACTTGAAGAGTTCTTGAACGGCCAAGCATTCTTCCCCAATCCGGCACTCAATTCCACAACTGCCACAACGCCACAACTCCGACAAGTCTTTCGCATTACGGTCAATTTTGGAGCCCTGCCAAATGCTGGCGCCAAAGTGATAGCTCATGGCATCAATGTTATTGCGGGTTACAGCTTTACCAGAATCTACGCAACGGCAACTGATCCAAACGCATTAACATTTTTGCCGATACCGTATGCTGCATTAGTGCTTAATCAGAACATCCAGACCGACGTTGATGCTACTAATATAACGATCACAACAGGTACGGATCGCACAAACTATACGATCTGTTATGTTGTGCTAGAATACATCAAGAACTAGGATCCTTTTCAAAAACACCACTAGATTTTTTCGTTTCTCTAGTGGTGTTTTTATTATCTAAAGTGGAATGATGTTGGTTGAGCATGGAATATAATGGCATGTAATTGAAAATCTCTTAAAGATACATTAGGATCGACCATTTGCGCATCGGTTAATATGAACTGTAGCTGCACGAATTCGCCTTCAGCACTCAAATATACCGTGTGCCATACGCGATCTGCTTCTTGTTCTAACGTTACAAATGGATAAGGCGATGTTTCTAATAGTTGTGAATCAACCACGAGTCCTGTTGATGACGGCAACACATTGACGGTTATGCCCGGTGGATTGACGGCGCCTAATGCAAGTTCTTCAGTATCAACTAAGAAATCTACTTTCTGCACCGTAAAGTTAACGGCTTCATTTAAATAAAAATTATATTGCTTAGTAAGTATATTTATACGACTCACAGGTCTAATTTGCCCTGCGCCAGCGTAAACACCACCAGGGAAAGGTACTTGCAATGTTATAGTTATATTGTGTTGTGTACCAGCAATATTCACCGATGTAATCGTAATAATCTGATATATATTGTTATTCAAAGCGGCTGCCATACCTGCGGTGCCTTGTATATTAGTAAGTTGTACAAAGTCACCCACAAAGAAGTTGTGATCAATCACTGTTAATCGAGTATTACCAGCATCGTCGTCTATGTTCGTGATTTGGAGTGCAAATGCATTTGTTGGTTCATCAGCCCGAATTATGAACGTATATCCTTCCTGGTTTCCAGCAAGCACTTGCCTGAAGTTTGATTGTGTATCACCCGCATCCCATTCAAAAATAGCATTTTGCCATTGGAGTACTGCGTTCGCCCAATCTAAAGTTGTTTGCTGTTCGTAATAACCCAAAGCAGTAATAGAATCATAGGCAAAACCCCATGAACCAGTGCGATAGTTGTAGATCAAAACATTATTATTATAAAGTACATTAAGGCCATTATAAGGGATTGCCCAATAAATCATTTCATTGTAGAAATCTCGTATTCCACAAATGCCGTTCACGTAATAATTATTGGCAAGAATCTTAAATACGTCGTCAGGGATTTTTTGGTCGATTCTTTCAACGTTCGCTCCATTGCAGGCATGAATTCCAACATTCCCAATTGCAACAAGCACTTTATCGAATGGCACCAAAGAAAAAGTACCTTGAATGCCAAGTTCAGTGTTAATTTTTTGCCATACAAAAGGGAGAATTTCATTGCGTGTATAGACGAGTTCCCACGTTGAATTCTCAAAAGATACAATCAACCGATCTTTCAGAAAACCGACCGTTACGATCTCTTCGGTGGTCGGAGCATCTATATAGCCGCCTAAACCAGCAGGTGTTTCATAGAATGCATTGGCGGCTAAAGGTGAACCGTTTTGAGAAAATCGAACTCTATTAACAAATGGTGTTTGGACGCCACCAATACTTTCAATGGTATTGAATAACAATAATCTATCTTTAAAAAAGACTATAATGCGACAGGTTATTATTGTATTACCACCAATGTTAGTCGCGAGTGGCCCAAATGCATGCCACAAAGCTCCATCCCAATACGCCATACCATTTACAGGTATATTTGTCGTAGCAAACAAAAGATTTATGTTTTGAGTCGCACCACGCGCATTAAAAGACCAAACCAGGTTGAAAGCACCATTGAATAGATCACCACCTGCCATGAATTGCCAACCCTGTACAGCACCCATATATTGATAAGCAAACTGAGTATCATAAGCGATAGATGGTTCATTATTAATCTGAGCATTTTCAAAGTTAGCAAAGCCCGTAACTGGTTCGGCTGGATAAAAATAAACGGGTAAATTACCAAACAATAAGCCAGCTTGCAGCGTCACCGATCCTGTGGTTGTGTTATAAACACCTGCAGGGAAAGGTCCACCACCAGCGACTATCAGGGCATTAAAATCACCACCAAGTGAAACTACCGTAAATACCACTATATTGGCACCTGAACCAACTGTGAACATCTGCCCGACCTTAAATACGGCTCCGGGAACTATTGCAGGGCCATAAGCACCAAACGCATCAGTATTACCTAAAAAAATGCGCAGACGGGAAAGATATTGATTGGGTTCTGTTATTAATACGGATCCAAATCGTTTACGAACACGACCTCTAAAGACATAAGCATTAATGAGTTTAGCAAATGCATCATCAGGGATGGCAAAAGGCTTCTCATAGGTCTCTAATCCTGTTTCAAAAGGTCGTATCGCAAAACGATCTAATGGCATTTTATAGTCCTATCGCTAAGTAGTAGATAGTTCCGGATTCACGCACGCCTTGTGAAGTTCTTTCCCAGACATCACACGTAAAGAACGCTGGATCAGCGTACGTCAGTACAGATATAGCAATATTAGGATCATCAGCACCAACTTGTATAACTTGTGTAGTGATTGTGAACCAAGTGATGAATGCCGGAATATCGCCCGCAACAGGGAAATCAACAACGACTGGACCTAATAAACCATCAACATCAACTTGACCCCATTTGAGCAAAAGTCCTGATGGTAAGCGCACCCATCCTGGCAAATCTACGGTTGCACTCGTAAAGTCATATGATGCAATCCCATTTCTAACAAGTGTTAATGCCGGCCCACCCTCGCCAAGAGTACTAATGATTGGATATATGCCGATCTGCGCTGCTGTGGGGACAGGTCCTGCGCCGAATCCGGTAGTGAATAATGCCCATTTGAAAGTACCTTGTGCTCCTGATGGATCATCAAAGGGAACAATATTAACATTAACAAGAGTATAGATCGCTTGGAAGTTATTGAGGATGTCATTTTGAGAGTTACTTATAAAATCTGTCGGTTGTGGAATATTTTGATTATACGGCATTAGTATCCTTTTTTGTTACCAACCAGTCCAGCCATTACCACCATTACCAAAACCACCATTACCCGTTGATTCAGTATAGATAGTGGCCACACGTTCATTGGTATATTGAACGATTGATCGTCTATTACAGAGGTTCTCCTGCTTTCTGTATTCAGGCAGTATCAATTGAACGCTTTCAAGATCCATACGATCTTCAAATACCTTCTTGGCTGCGCCATAGGCTATATATTGCCACCACTCATTAAGTTCAGGTGTTGAGTTTTGGGCCAGCAATGATGTTGGTGATTTGTAGACCTCAATCTGTATTGGATAGCCTTTGTCAGGTATTGGTCGCACAGTGAACGTATTGTTGTAATAGAGCAATGCGAGCGGTCTTTGTGCAACATATGGTAAGCATTCAATATTAATTGGTGTGCCTGCTGCTGGTGGTGCAGGGAAGGTTATATTATAGGCACCAGTAATATAATTTATTACACCTGCTGGATTTCCGCCTGAGTTAGCTATTATCAAAGCCCCTGTGCCTGCAAAGCAGGTATCAATATTGTAGTTTGGCGCATCAAACAAATTCATCGTATTACCGTTCGCATCAACTGCTGTAAAATTGACTTCACCCGGCAAGAGCGGGGTCATGTTGCCAAGACCTTGGTTATTGAATATTTGTTGGATATTGCCAAAGAAATTTTCTTTTGCACCGTCACCGGCACCAATCATAAAAATAGAATTGGTTTGGGGATAAATACCGTAAAACTGATCACGACTCTGAGTATAAAACGTAGGATATCCAGCAATATAAACGGGAGGATGCACCGTCAAATATAAATTCTGAAAATCATAGAGTTCATAATCTACTGAAAGATTCAATCCACCAAACATTGTTCCCGTTGGATAAACATCTTGATAGGCATTGCAATAAAAGGTAAATGGTTGGCGTGTTAAGAATGTGCGCAAATGCTCGGGAAAATCATAGACTACAAACGTGTTAATGTAGTTATTGAGATCAACAACGCTCAATTGTGCCGTCGATGGCGAACGCGTTAATTTACGAACTTTAGCTTGGATGTCTGCAAGCGTATTTGGTGGCATTATGTCTCCTTAAATTACGGGACCCAATATATTTACCGTCGCAGATAATAATGCACCATCATTAGGTCCTGGGAATGCATCGTTAACTTCACCAAATGGTATCACTTGCGGACAAATATTACCTCTAAAATTTTCAGGAATAGCGGGATCAAATACCCAAGGCTGAAATTGACTCACATCAATCGCACATACAAAAGATGCATCACTGGTTACGATAATGGGCGCCGACAAACCATTTATTTGTGGCATACCAAACCATGCAGGCATTGTTGGTACACTAAACCGGACTATAAGACCCGATTTATAACCATGCGCACTCGTAGTCGTTACGCGTGCAATGCCATTTGGGACTGATACTATTAAATTTATACCTCGCACGGCAGGATAATAAACCGTCGTTGGTGCAATATAACAGGCGGGTTGTGGCATCGTCGCCCTTTATCGTAATAGGTCTAATCCTTAAATAGCAGTAACTTCTGCAAGCCCAACAGGTGTCAAATCATCGGTATCCATAAAGTCTAAGCTTTGAAAGCTACAACGTCTAATTTTGGTAGTAACTTTCATAAAGGTAGCAGTATCATTATTGAATGCGCCGTGTAAACCTTTTTCCCCTGGTACAAAACCGTATTCAGGATACCAGCAATTCTTATTGAGATGGCGAGCTACTCCCAAAGGGACTGAATAGACTTGGCCATCAACGAGATCGTAGCGGTCTGGCTGTTCACCATATTGGCTGAATACAAAACTCATAGTGCCTCCTGGGCACTCGTGGAATCTAAAAATGCCTTTAACAATCTCAGCATCTTTAGCTCTCATGTACTCAATTTTTTTCTTTGCTTCTGCCTTAGTCATAACGACTTTTGGCTTATCAACATTTATTTGCAGTGGATGTGTCATTTTAAGCCCTTGTAGTTAGAAGGGGAGAAGCCATCTCCTCCCCTCAAGATTTGGTTACAGATTAGCTGATTTACCAGCAACCCAATAGATCACGTTACCGTTGACACCAGCAGGAGCAATTTGTCCTGGGAGCAACGAGATACCGCGGAATGCTGTGTTGTAGGTAGCATCTGCCAAAATGTTAACACCATTTGGATAGGTAGCAACGCTTGGTATATTTGGAGCCAAAGCGTATGCAGTATTTTCACCAAATGGCACTGCTTGTGCAAAAGTCATTGCGCTACCAGCTGCTAAGAAAGCTGCTGCTGTTGGCCATGCGAATGGTGTAAATGCTCTTGAATCAATATCAAGTGAGATAGTATTGGTTAAACCATCAGCATCGACTTGACCAATTGCTACGATTGTTGCACCAATTTCACCAAACAGATTGCCCTTGCTCATATCCATTTCTGGCATACCAAAAATTGACGGTATTCTCATGCGGACCTTTTGACCCACGGTGAGAACCGGTAATGTTGGGGTGGCTAACAGAGGATTCACTGACAAGGTAACAACCGCGTTTTGCGCAAGCGATATCTTGGTAACAGAAAAATCAAAGTTAGCTGGATAGAACAAAGCGGCAGGTTGCTGGACAACTTGGTATGTACCGCCTGTTGACGCTACAGCCAATGCTGACATATAGGTCAATGAGAAATGATCGGCATCAACACGTGTGATAGTGAAATCACGACCACTAATTTGTTCTGCGGCAACAGCATTCTGGATTCTCACAACTTGTCCTGTGACAAGACCATGAGCTACCGAAGCCACTACCGGTGGATTAGCGTTACTAATTGCTGTAAATGCAACAACAGGCCCTAATTGCCCAGCATTACTGGTATCCAGCAAAGTGAAGCCACCTGCTGCAGCGCCAATATGTGCTCGCGTATCCATAGCCAATGCACCACCACCAATACCATTGTACCAAGTAATGATTGCATCGTTATTGGCCATGCCGCGCTGCCAGAAGAACTCGAGTCCTGTGCTTGCAACGATGCCAGCCCCGATTGTTGTATAATTACGCGTCATAATCCAATCAACATCAGTTACCAAGTTAAGATTAACTTGAACGCCTGTTGATGTGAAAAAACCTTGTTGAACGACGGTTCCATAGTAAGACATAGTATCTCCTTAGATTAAGACAAGGTTGCGCGTAAGTTGATTACCCATAGATCATTGGTGATACGTGGGACTTCAGCGAACTTATAGCCAACTGAAGCATTCAATGCCAACGGACCATCATAGATTGGTGGACGATAAATAAACGTCGCGCTGTATCCGTCTTGTTCAATACAAGCATACGCTTCCATACCAACACAGAAAATGTTGTATACGTTGGCTGCAAGCATAGAAGCGTTTGGTGTTACAGAACCAATAGACGATACCAAGAAACGCAAGTTACCAACGGTACCCCACTCAGAACGCAAAGCATTCATCGGTGATGGGTAGTTGGTCTTGTGGGTAAAGCCATTCATTGCATCAAGATTTGATGTCATGAAAGTAGATGTCAAAGCAAAGTACGCATCACGAACTGGTGCTGTACCAAACTTATCTTCACCCTCAATGTTATCAAGGATTGTGTAGGCATTGTTATTAAGTAATGTACGCACAACAGTTGATACATCTGACACGGTGATTTCAGTAGGATTATCACCGTTCACGCCGCCGGTGCAGTTAATAAAAGCTGCAGTACCAGCAAGCATGTCGCGGGTAAGCTGATCTTCAGTTTGACGGAGCGAAACGCCTAAACGAGCAGCACATTCATTCAAGACTGGATCTTGGTTTTGCAATGTGACTTGTTCGTTCAATTGAACATATGTCCCATAAAATGAAATCTTAGCGTCGATGTCAACAGCGGTTAGTGTTTGCGCTGGGGGCGTTAAACCGCTATTTCCCAATGGCACCATCGCCGTGTTCAAAGGATTATATCTACGCATTCTTAATGTTGTACCACCATTCCTTGGCATTTGTTTTTTCATTGCCGGAATTTTGTGGATCATATTTGGTACTGGAACGCTTAGCAATTTATAGCTAAAGCTTTGTTGTACCGGTGCAGGTAACACACTTGTCGTGGTTATTGCCATGGGGATTTCCTTAAAGTTAGAACTGCATAACTGCAACAATACCTTTAAGATTGACGAGATCTTACATTGCGTCTTGTGGTGAGCGACACTCCACGATTACGCCCTTGAGTTGTGCGAATTCTCATATGACGCACGTGGCCAGCGTACTACTTACAATTGCTCAACGCAATAGTAACGCCGGCACTTATTGCTGCTCCAATGATGGTTACGCCACCACTTAACAAAGCAACTTTCATTTTATTTGAACAATGTGTACAACAGCATCTTTGTTTGTCCGCTGTTAAAGCAATTTCTTGTGGGCTTAAAACTGGCGAGTCTTTATCAATAATAATTTGCAAATGTCTATGATGTTGTTTTGGTGCTCCAGGAACCAAAAGCCCTTGATCAGCACCATTAATACGCCCTACTAGAACTATCAAACTTAAGATTAAATATTTCATAGCATCTCCCGTTTATTTTTAAGCATAGCAAAAAATCCCACAAAGAGCTGAGGCTGATTTCATCTCTTCATGGGATCTCTCAAAAAAAAGGGATCTTTAATAACCTTTGCGGGCCTCTGTCATTTCTTTATGCAGTTGCTTGCGTAAATCATCTGTTAGACCATTGGCAAAAGCATTAGCTCTTGAAAGAGGGCTATCGCCTTGCTGTGGTGCAACCGTTGAAAGTGGTTTTGGTTTAGCAGCATTAGTTTGTACGCGTAACTTATCGAGGGCGGTATTTTCTTGTGGCATGATTCCCAACTTTTTTATGAGCGTATACGCAGAAACACCTTTACCATACAGATCAGCGTTGGAATTGACAATAGTCTGTGCAAGTTCTGGATATTCTGATTTTAGCATTTCAATGTTTTGGGCATTAACAACATTATCCCAGTCAGAATATTGTACTTTTAGTCTTGTTTCGACAGACGATTCTGCAATTGCTTGCTGTTGCCTATTAATCTGATCTTCAAGTTGCTTAATGCGCCGGTCAATCTTGCGATTAACTTTTGAAAGATGCTTACCTTCAACAAGATCTTCTTCTTTAACATTGAGCGAGAAGTCTTCTTCTGGTTCAGCCTTTTGTGCCTCTGCTTGTTGCAGCCTTCTATACAACTCATCGCGTTCGCGTTCTGCGCGTTCCGCCTTCTCACGCAATGCACGGAAGTTCTCTTGCTGGGCTGTTGGCCTAGCTTGGATAATTTCTTCTTGCTGCGGGGCTTCTTGTTCGTCTTGGGGTTCTGCGACTGGGGTATCATTGCTCTCTACTAATTCTTGTTCTTCAAACATATTTACTCACTCGTTTAATCAAGTACCAAAGTTTTATTTTTTTGTCTTAAGTAAAGTTGTTCAATGCTGTCATCGATATACTTTGTAGCAATTAGTTCCGAAATTTGATCAAAAATATTCAGAAAAATGCGCGCTTGAAACAAGCGATTATTTTCATGCGGTTTATCTTTTACCCACAGAACCATTGTTGACTGCAAGCCTTCGAAAATATCATCCAATAAATCAATGACGTCTGCTTTACTCAACGATTCTGGAGCACGGTTGTTTAAAAGTTCAATGCAATGAACAATTTTCCCTACAAATTTTTCATCTAAATGCTTATTGAGATCCAACATGGATGATTTAAACTCATTGAAATCTTGTTCTTCAAGCATTGTTACTCACTCACGGTAATAGGATGACAGGAGATCCCATCTCACTCTCTTTATTCAGCTCTTTGGATCTCTTTAAGAGCGTGCCATCTTGGAAATCTAGCACAAAATCTAATAACATGCGCTCTTCTGGCGGTAAATTGATCGCATTCTCACGTAAATAACCACAGGTATCTTTAGACGGAATCACCCACATGAAGTCTAAAACATCCAGTTTGCGATCATATTTATACAGTGTTTGATCCCATTCTGGTGAGGGACATGATTGTCTGCCAAAAAAGAAATTGCGAATAACATTCTGAAGCAATCTTTCTTTCTTAGTAACTACCACAACATAAAAATCACCGGTGTAGTCTTTCTTACAACTATCGACGCATTGCCAGATATTCTTTTCATAGTCAGTCAGATTCTCTTGCATTTGTTCATGGGCCGAATGAGAATCTTGTAACTGGTGTGGCATTAAGTCAGTTGCAACCTTGCCAATGGTATCGCGTGCCATGTAATTCCTTGTGCTAATGGGATATTCGAGTGTTATATTCGCACATCTTTCAAAAAAACCCCAGATCTGCCAACTTGGTAAGTAACTCACAGATCTGGGCTCTTCACTTTGAAGAGGCGGTTCTGCAGGCCGCGCTTTTTTTATTTACTAGCTTTATGCGCTTCGGATAATCCTATCGCGATTGCTTGTTTTCGGTTTTTTACAACAGGCCCTTTTTTGGAACCTGAATGTAACTTTCCGGCTTTATATTCTGCCATGACTTTCTTGGTCTTGGCTTTACCTTTAGCGCTTTTAACTTTTTTAGCTGATTTAGATTTAGCTTTGGCCTTAACTCCAGCAGCTTTGCTCTTAGCCGTCTTTATTACTTTTGAGGCTTTACCTTTTGCTGATTTAACGAGCTTAGCAGCTTTTCCTTTTGCTAAACCTTTAACAGCAGAAGCCTTAACTTTAGCTTTGCCTTTGACTACTTGAGCACGCCCCTTTGCTGCAACCTTCTTAGATTTTGCAATTGATCTGGCTTTAGATAACTTTTCTCTTCTTGGCATGGTATCTCCTTGTCAGGTTCTTTTTTTCTATGAACAATAGTTACGTCGGTGGATGTTGCTGAGGTGATAACGACCATCGGCCGTCTGTGGTTTGGCTCTTCAGCCCCATAAAGACAAGCTGCTAAGGCTAATATCACGCCGCCACAGCCAGAGTAAGTAATGATAGGCATTACGACCCTTCTTCAGATAAAATCGAATCATTATATGGTGTAGTCCAGAATCCGGCTTCTTCCCATTTACGGTGAACGGGTTCATTGGACAAGTTTGCCATAGCGCGACGATCTTCTTTGATCTGTCCCGCGTCACCAACTTCTTGTTTACGCCGCGGATCTATCCCTTGATAGAACTCACCATTGAAGTCATTAAATCGTGCATAGTTCAAAGCTTCTGAAAGCTTTTCGCGAGCATACATATCATTCTCGCGGCGAGTAACTTCACCACGACGCAATGATCGTTCGTCATAGGAGCCAGTTAACTTATTAAGGTTAACGGCATTAAGATCTTTTTTAAGTTTCATAGTTCTCCTTTAGGAGCGTGGCAGCCTCGATGTCCAACCACTTTGGCTGCCAGCTGTCAATGAGGGACTTTTATCTCGCCCGTTGTGTTTCTTCAAACCATAAACGTCTGTTTAAAGCTCGTTGTTCACGCGAGGGCTTTGTTAGGTTTGCGGGTTTGCCAAGAATCTTATACATAATTCTTCTTGGTTTGCCTTCAGGCCTGATCATTGTAGGCATCGCAATCCCTTTATACTTTCTTAGGATGGAAGTCTGACTTACGAACTTCATTGTCGTATCCCATTTGGCCATCAACACCACGGATTGTGTCATCAATACCTTCAGGGATATAACCAGGAGACTTAGGATATGGTGTCATCTTAACCATTTGGGGCATGTTAGCAACAGCGCGTGGATCTTCTTGGATCATTCCAGCATCCATCATCTCTTGCCGACGACGTGGCTCTGCGCCTTCATAATAACCCTGCATTGCTTCTGCACGGTACATATCACGCTCATCACCACGTTCTGATGAAGATTCACGTTGTGTGTGGTTGTATTCATGACGCCCAACGGACATCTTTTCGCCACCAACCTTAGAAGAACTGTATCTTTTTGCCATTGTCGGCCTTTCTGTTAGAAACTGCAGCATTACCTGCAACGGTTTATACGTCTAACTAACCGCAGGACTGCCCTGCGCTTGGTTACTTGCTTGAGCTTGGGCTTGCGCCTGCTCATTATTTTTTACTAATTGCGCCATTGCTATCAACTGTTCTAAATGGGCAAGATCCATACCTTCAAGCTCTTTGGCTGCTCGTATCAGATCAAGTAGACCTTGATCTTGATCCTTGATAGCGGCCGCTCTACGTTCAACGGCCAATGCTTGGTTCTCTTGGACGCGAGATAAGCGCTCAACACCCAGACCTTCATCGGCAGTAGCTCTGGCTTGTGCAAGTTCAATCTTAGCTTGTTGTTCCTGCATAGCCATCTGCAATTGCATTTGCTGAGCTTGCTGCTGTTGTTCTGCTTGTTGCTGCATTTGTTGAACAAGTTTCTCTTTGTTCTGGAGTGTAGCGGCTTCAAGAATCGTAGTATCAGGTATTGGAATGCCAACTTCACGGAGTTGTAAAAGCTGCGCAAAATACATTTGTTTCTGGGTCGTGGTATTAAGACCTTCTTCAATAGCACAACCATAACGGCCAAAAGCTTTGTTATAGAACTGTTGGCTTGGCTCTTCGCCTTCAAGAATCTTTTTAACTTTACCGGGTGTGAAGTTAGATTGAACCACATCAAGAATAATCTTGCCTAAAAGTTTTTGTGAATAATCAAGCTGATCATATAAAACCTGCAACGTCGTAAGCCCAGCGCCTTGGCGAAGCATTGAAAGTATGCCTGCTTTGTCGTCCATTGCAGAACCAAGTAGTTCTTCGTTTACACCTGAAATTTCTTGAACTTCTTTTGCCAATAACTCTGACAATTGGATCATAGATGGTGGAATCTGTGGCGGCAGGATCTGTTGAACGTCGGTCATCTGCGCTTCTTCTTTAAGCGCTAACCCACGTCCTTGGCCCATCAACGAAAATACATCCTTGGGATTGACGAGTGCGTTTTCCTTGTAGATCCATCCTGAGTTGATCTGGGACTCCAAGATATCCAATTCAATAGCACGACGGCGGTTATACAGATACTGACTATCCCTAAGCCCACGTACGACTCCTTGAATCCGCCAAGGGAAATAGGGCATTTGAGGATTGTAGTAACCCAATACCGGTACGAACGGATAAACGTCAATGCCCAATTGATTAGGCCCATCATAAAATACTTTGCCCTGTATAACGATTGCTAATTTAACCGTTGGTATTGTTTGTTCAATAATCTCGACGGTTGGCTCAGACTTAAGAAATAGTTTAAGACGCTCATTAGACTCGGCATCACTGCCTTTCCATTCTTGCGTCTCACCTGTCTGCGTATCAACCAATAATTTTTGTTGTCTAAAGTCTCTATAATGATATTCGTCATACGTAAGAAGATTCTTCATGCCATAGTTATATGACTCAGGCATAAATTGGAACTTCCCATCTTTACCGTTGCCAGCATCATTACCATTTAGACACATTATCTCATCAACACTATCAGGCATCAATGATACTGCTTCACGTTTTGTCAAAAATGAACGCTTCCATATTGAATTACAATCAGACAGATCTGGTTTCCTAAAAAAGGGATCAATCAGAAAAGAGTTGTAGGCGCAGTTATCTACTTTAATATTACCGTTAACGGGATCTGACCTATAATCAACCCAAACATGGAGTAGATTCATACCGGTGACAATCGCACCATGGAATGACTCAGATACGGTCTCATAAACACCTTCATGCTGATTAATCCAAGCCATAATACGCGTGAATTGATCGGCTGTCGTACCATCACCATTTTCTATAGGTATAACGATTGTTGATTTACGGTTACGTCGCTGATAACCACCGATCATATTTACGACACGGCGTATACGATTGAAGTTAAATTGTCTGCGTCTATTTGCTGGTAGATTACCATAAATGTCAGACCACAATGTTTGATCGCCAGCTTCAAATCTCGTGTCAGAATCTGCTTCAGACCAAAAAGATTGGTTTATAGTGATACTTTCCGCATAGAATGATTCCATTCTGGAAAGAATATCTTTATGTTTCTCATCGTAATATTGGGGAGCTAATTGGGGAAACAGCATGCCTCGTCCTCTTTTGGGTCAAGTTAGTCATGCGGTTAGTCTATATCGTTCTTGTTAACGAGCAAGAGAAAGAGAGCTCACACGAGCTCTCTAGGTTTAATAAACAATAGATAGATAAAAGGTCCAAATATCCCAGCACAGAGTACAAACATGGTCCAATAATGAATATTAAAGGATTTCCCGTCATACCAATTGCATGCTATTTCATAACAAACAACTAGAAGGTAGTGGGGTAGAACATATTTAAATGCATTGAGATATTGATGCATCGTCATTTTATAACCAAGGTATCCACATACCGACAATATATGCCCAGTCAGCAACTTTATCGATTATGGTGTTTAGATTTTGATTGTTTGATGCTGATGCAGCCATTGAAGCGGCAACACCTTCTTCGGCGAAGTCTTGTGCAGCTTGCGGTAAATCGTTCATGATACCGCTTCCAATTTGTGACAAGGGAGTAATGCGTATTGTATTATCAACAGCGGCATTGATGGTGTTAGACATGCCCGTGGCTTTGCCAACTTTGTTAACTACTTTACGAGCAGTCCACCATAGCGCGAACTTGCCACCAAACTTTACGGTATGGCGGAGTAATTTAGCCAATTTAGGTCCACCACCGCGCAATTGTCCATTAATATCTAAGCGGTAATTCCCATTCTCTTTCTGGGTAATTGCAATGAGACCGTTGTCATCTTCTAATTGCTCAAGCGTATCGCGCTCAAGCAACCTTAATGGCTCAGCAACATCATGGGCAGGTAACTCATGCCACCCTAGGGCATCTTGAATTGCATAACCATTATCTGATTTAAGGAGACGCAGATCGCCAAGATTAGATCTATGTCTAATCATCGCTGAGCGCACGAGATAGGGATCAGAAGAATACATAAAGAATGGAATAGACAGCAAAGATAGAATAAGAATGATTCGTTTCATGTTCGTTTCGTTTCGTTTTAAAAAGCTTACCTGATATGTACTCACTTCATCAGCCTCTCTCCGTGAGTAGTTACATAAGTTCCCTTTCCTAGTTAGTTATAAACTATTCTAGGTGTAACTTTTTTAGAAATCAAGAAAGATTTGAAATACTTTATTTATCGTTGCATAATGCATATAACAACACAAAAGCAACATGTTATAATTGCTCAATCCGTGAACAAATGCCTGATATTGTTGCGTTTACATCAACAGCCTTATCAAGCACATCAAAGAGAATTTCTGCTTCAGGGTATAATTTACGCGCAAGTAAGCGTGCTTTGCCAAGTTTAGACCACAAACTAGTCATTTCATCATAAAGATCTTTGATTTGAATTTGAATCTCGTTACGAGAAAGACTATCGTCGCCGAGGATATCGTGTTTTTTAGCTTCAACATCAATGATCTGTTGAGCTATATCTTTAACAAGTTCAAGGCACATCGAGGCAACATCTTCTTTGGCGAACTGTAATATTATTGAGTCATCCATTATCAACTCCCAAAAGGATAATCTGGTAAATCATCTCTAAACACAGCAGGCATGTTATTATTATGTCCATAAATAGCCTCTTGATGACGTTTATCTAAATCTTCTGGGGATAGACCATCACGCGTTCTTGGCAATGATATAGCAAGATATCGCATAGCATCTGCAAAATGTGAAGCAAAGTTATGTAATGGATTTGGCTTATATACTTTCTTTTTCTCGTCCCATTCTTGGCGATAGTTTTCAAGTGACTTGATAAGATCTTTGCAGGCTATTTCGTCTATCCAGATCTTTGAGAATGCAGATCGCACCGCTTCTATACCATCTTGCACAGCAACATCGGGCGCCACAGTAAAGTTAATACCAAGCTGACGTGCTTGCTCAAGTCGTGTCATACCAGTCCCAAATTCTCTCACTTTAATATCGTGTGGGCCAATATGCTTGCCATAGTTGTAAGGCTTTTGTGAAATAATCTTAGCGTAATGCGCTAAACCTTCTTTAGCATTTGAATAGCAATCTATAAGGCGTACGGTCTGACCAATAGACTGAAAGAAGATAATCGTAGTCGAATCTCTCACGCCAAGATCCCATGCAGTATGAACCTTGAATCCTGATTCCCAAGGAACTTGGGCAATCCTGCCTTTAACACGCATATCATCAAGATATTTAAGATAGTACGCACCCTCAATACCCATCGTGAACGAAGTATAATATTCCTGCTGAATGAGATCATCAGACATTATCCCTTCATCCTTTTCTTTTTGAATCTCTTCAAAGGGAATGTGTTGAGTGTCATCAATCGTGAGTTTATAACAGAACCAATCTGTAGAATGCAACGCAATATTATAAAGTTCCCATAAATGGTTCTTGCCTCGCGGCGTACTTATAAAGAGCGCCCAGCCATCGTTAGCTGTTAGAATTGGACGCAGAAACTGATACGCGCGAGGATCTTGTAATGCGTACTCAGAAAACACAATACCGCGAGGGTTAGTACCAACCAATGAGTCATAGTTATCAGATCCCACAAGTTGTATAAGCGAGCCGTTAGTGAGGCGTATCTTCATCTCTTGCGAGTTACTTGATTCAATAAGCTCAGCAGGGAGATATTCTATAAACTTGCGTCCATCAGACGTAATAGAATCCCAAATGACTTTACGCGCTTGAGAATAGGTTGGGAATATATAGTAATATACCCCAATCTTTTTAAGAGCGGCTCTTATAACAAGATTGTAATCACAAAC